CATTTACAACTTTAACTTCAGTTAAAGAGTAGTTGTTCTCACCTTTATCAGAACCTTCAGTTTGAGCAGCAATGTTGTTAGTTAAACCAGCGTTCTCACGATAGTAAACATACAATCCAGTCTCACTTCTAACAGTAGGGATTAAATCTCTAAAGTTTAAAGATTGAGATGGTTGGATAGCTGGATTTGGAGCATAAGTTGCTTGAGAATCACCAGTTAAGTTACCACTTAAAGTCATTGTCTTAACATCAGATAAGTCTAAACGGAATTTACCGCTATTCTTTAAAGACTTTTCCATTGCTTCAAAGTTACCATCTAATTTCTCTAAGATAACTTCATCCATAAACTTAACTTCTTTCTTAGCTGCTTTCTTTTGTGTAGCTAATTGAGAGTCAATTTGTTTTTGTAACTCGTCTTTTACAACAGTTACTTGTGCAGATACCTCTTTAATTTGAGCTTCTGCATTAGCTTGAAAACCTTTAAGGTTCTCAGCCATTTCGTTGATTAAATTTTCCATTTTTACTTTTTAAATAGATTGTTAAATTGCTTAATTGCCTTTAATACTTCTTCATTATTCTTTTCTTCTACCACTGGTGTCGGCTCAACTGCTTCAGCGGGTTGAGTGATTGTTTCAGTAATTTCCAAAGCCAATAATTCAGCTTGTATTTGTTTTATTTGAATCTCCATTAAAGCAAAGGTGTCATCTGTGAATGTACCACCTCTAAATGCCTTAATTAAGTTTTCTAATCTTATTGATAAATTTTCTTTAGTTTCTTTGAACTCACCCTTGAAACCCAATGTTGGAGTTTCTGGATTAGCACCCCAAAGAACCGCAGAACCTTCATATAGTTTTAATTCGGTAATTGTACGAACACCAGTCTTTTGATTTACATCCGACTTTAACGTACTAAATCCGATTGAGTGTTGATTGATTAAACCAGCTTCATATAACTTGATAGCATCTTCGCCACATTCAGTTTCTATTAAGTCAGTAACCGCAACAAGCATATCGCCTTCAATGTATAACTCTTTAGGCTTACCCAAAGTGTGTGCCATATCAGCTTTGTGATCTACTAAAGACCAAATCATATTTTTGCCTTTTGGTCCACGTTCTTTGATAGTCTTGGTAAACGCTTCAGCAACGATAATATCATTGTCCAAATCAACGTTTCCAATTCTTGACCAACACGCTTTTACTGTTCTTGATTCTGGCTCTATATCCAAAATCATATCATTGTAGCTTTTGTTTTCAATCTTACTCATATAACAAAGTTATTAATTTTTTTTAATCTGCTAACAAATCTCTTATTAAATTAGAAATTTGCATCAAAGCCACGTTATTTATTAAATTCCATACTAACCCCATATCGCCCATTGGCGGATTATCCTGTAACCTTTTTGGCTTACCATCTTCGCCTCTTACCGCTTCATAGCCTAACGTACAACGGCAGTTGATAACATCACCAGCACTTCCGCTTGGGTCGCAAGGATGTAACATTTGCTCAAAACCGCCATTCTTAGTTTTAACATTAAATTTTTCATCGTAAGGTACTTTTATTCCATCCATATGATAATGGTCAAACTGATCTCTTGGCACTCGCCTTGTTCGGTTATCTCTTGCAGCAATCCATTCCTTCATAGTTACAAGTCCAGTTGCAGCCGTGCCTACCATTGAGCCAATGTTTGCTGCTCTGCCTGTTTCCGTTCTTGCTATCATTTCGGCTCGGTAGTCCGTTATACCAGCCGTTCTCAATAGCTTAATTGTTTCTTGCATTGTCAAACCTTCCTCAACAGACTTGATTAAGTATTGTTGAATTTGGTTCTTTGTTGTTTGTGTTATTTCGGCAGCTATATTATCTAATCCTTTTAATTCAAGATAAGTCAACATCACATAAGTAAACAAGTCCGTTTGCTTACTTTTAAATTCCTCTGGTCCGTAATAACCTTTAACCGATTTAGAAACGTTTTTCTCGGCAATTTGTGCCATCTTAACGCCCATTGCAATATGAACGTTTTGGATGGTCTTTTTTATCTTCTTATCGCTTATAGCGTTTAAATCTTGGGTATCGCAATAAGTATCCACTTGCCTTTGCAGTTCTTTCTTGAACTTTGGCGAATAGGTTTTGATTGCGTTTAAGTATAGTTTCCTATAATCTTGCCAAATCATTATGCATCTAATTTTTCAAGTAACTTACCAGCTGCATTAAATACATCTGTTTGACCTTGTTGACCTGCTCTTTGTCTAATCGCAATAAGTCCAGCTCTATCAACGTTTACAAAATCACTTGTATAAATGTAATGCCAATGTTCTTTAGTGTCCATATCAGCGTTTGAATCAATGCCTAAAAACCATTTACCATAAGCAGCCATTCCGTTTTCCTCAATGTATGCGTTTTCTTCTGCTGCGCTTGGTCTGTTCCAAGTTCTTGAACTGATTACTTTGCCTTGACTTATCAATGAAGCAGCTTGTGTAATACCACTACGATTGATGCCTGTTGTTTTCTTTATTTCGCTTATTAACTCATTAGCTAATTCTGCGAATTTTTGTGCGTAATTCATATTTATTTATTTGGATTGTACGCCCAGTTCTTTAAGGAAATATCCCTCTTAGATGGACACTCTTTGTTTACAGGTTTACCTTGCTCCATATTTTTCATTCTACTAACAAAGCTAATCGTTCTATTTGCAGACTTAACTTCATTTGCACCCCAATCAGCCTTTTTCTTGCTCAATAGATTTAAGTTCCTATTTACTGGACTTCTATCTAATGAAGCTAAACGTGAGCATTTAGTTTCACTCCAAGCCTTTAACTCCGAGTAAGACATATTTACTGTTTCGTGATACTTTGCGTAAACTTCATCAATAACCTCACTAAGGTCGGCTTTTAAGTCAACCTTTAAATCAAATAACTTATCTAAAATGTCTTGGCTATTCATTTGGTAGCGTTAATGGTTGAAATTCATCTGGACTTTGTAAACTTGAAGGGATGTATAGTTTTTCCATTTCAGTTTGATCTATGTAAGGCGGAATCTCTAATCCCATAATATCCATCTTTTGCTTTGGTGCAATCCACCAAGCCTTATCCAACCATTCAACTTGTTCTGCTTTGTTTGCTTCTAATTCACCATAAACAGTTGGGTCAAAGTCAACATAAATATCAGTTCCACGATATCCCCAATCCGAATGTAATTTTCTATTCAAGTTATCTCTAATACCAACTAATAAAGGAATAGCACAACGAACTGTTAATGCTTTTTCGCCCTCTCTTTGATTGTTATAAGTTTTGTTATCAGCATCATTTAATAATTGAGATGGTACTCCGTAAATATTACAAAGTGCTTTCATATCCCACTTTTCACTTTCAATAATGTCTAATTCAACAGGACTTAAACCTATTTGTTTCCAATCAACTTTGTAACCACTAACCGCAATAGAATTAAAGTTAGCAGAACCACCTTTTTCGCTTACGGCTCTTTTAAGTGCTTGTGCTTGTTGTGTTCCACTAATAGGGTCAAACCTATCATCATTCATAAAAAGAACTCCAGCTGGACCACCATTCTGGAAAGAAGCAACCGCCGCAGTCTTGGCTTCGTTTGAACGAGTCAAGTTTCTCGCAGCAGCCATCAAAGGAGATTGACCATATAGTTGATTCCCAGTTGTATTCCATTGTAAGTTTATGTATTTATCTTGTAGTACTTCTTGTTTAGTAAAGTTCCAAAGTGGACCATAGTTTAATTGGTAACCGCTAATCGTTGGAGGGAAGTTTTGAATGTCCGCTAAGACATACATATATTGCGAAGGCAAGACGTACATTTCATATGGCTTACCATTATTGTTACCGCCTTCAATCATCTTTGCGTAAACAAAAGAATTACCTGTAACTAATTTAAAAGTACACCAAGCCTCTACGAAATCTCCAAATGTATCTTCTTCGTTAGGATATTTTAATAACTCGTTTAATCGTGCATCACCTGTGTATAGTTCAAATGCTTTCTTATGTAGCTTTTCAACATCTTTCCAGTTCTCAATCTTATCTGGTTGGCTCATTAAAGCCTTGTATTTCTTTGCAGAAGTTTCATCCACTACTTTGTAAACGTGGAATGGAGCAAGTTTTGCTTTATCCGCAATTAATTTAACGATTGAATAAACTATGTCATTTGCTGAATAACCATCATTTACGAAACTAATGTTATCGCCACCTTGCCAAGTTATTATCCCTTGTTGTATTGCAACTTGTCCGTTAAAAGGAATTTGTGGTAGTACAGTAGATAGTTTTTGTCTTTTACCAAAAAAGTCAAGTAATCCCATTATATATGAATTTTAACAAAGTTAGACAATTTATCCTAAAATACCGACACCTCAAATTTTAGCTTGGTTAAATGTGTAAACACGGCATACCTACAAGCATCCATTAAGTCATCATTTGCCTTTACAGGTTCTTCTATTACGTTATCGTTTTTATCCTTTTTCCATTTGTAAGACATAAACTCCCTTCTTAGGTTTTTGCTATTGTAGTGCAAGTTTATTGGATAAGATTTCATTTTAACTATTCCTGCCCATACATCCTTTTGCGCTGGTTTAATGTTAAAGCCTTGTCGGTAAAGTTCCTCAATAGATTTAGGCTCAGCAGCATCCGCATAGATTGTAGCACGTTCTGGTAGTTTCTCTTTAATCAATCTTGATAGATCACTAAGAGTCAGTCCGCTTTGGTAAACTATTTCCTCAAAGTAGTTTTGTCCTTCATAGTGCGTAACCTTAACTAAAGCAGCTGGGTGAACGTAACCAAAGTCCAATCCGTAAAACACATCCCCATCTGGTGCTTCGTCATATTGTTTCCATTGAGTATAAATAATTTCCTTTGCCGACCCTCGTTCACCTAAGCCGTAAACTTTCCACATAAAGTCATCTGGTAAGTCCTTGTATTGCTCAATGTTTTTTATTTGGCTTTCACTAAGGTTTGATATATTGTTTAGGTATGTAGAATGGATGCGCTTGTTATTAGGATTGTCGGCTACTTCATATACCCAAGAAATAAAGTCAGCTGGATTCCAGTCTAAGAATGATTGTCCAGTAGTACGAATTAAAAGCTGGTCAAACAAAGCCTTGCTAATTAGGTTTGCCTCGTTTACGAATAATATATCCCTTGCTGGTCCTTTTGCTTTGTCTGGGTCCTCTAATCCAAATAACTCAATATATGATCCGTTCTTAAATGTATAAATGAAATCCGTGTATCTGAAATCCTTTTCATCCCATATATTCCATTGCTCTAATATGTTTTTGAAATCCCTATAAACACCACGCTTGATGTGTGGTAGGGAATGAGATACGCACGAAATTCTTGTATTTGGTTTGGTTAAAGCTATGTGAATTAACAATTGAACAACCGAATAGCTTTTACTTGATCTTGAGCCACCTTCATTGCATATTATCGGATAACCTTCTTCGTATGCCTTTTTATTGGCATAGAATACTGGAGTAGCCTTAATCTTTAATTGGTTGACAATCTGCATCTGGTTCTATGGTTATTTGCACATTACCCTTAATATCTGCGGTTATGTCGGTTGTTTGTTTAGGTTTACCTTCTAATCTGTCAACTACTGCCTCGTATGCTCTTTGGTCGCCTTTCAATGCCTTGCTAATCATTTGCATATCCATTAATTCAAGTACAGTAAAATCTTCATCTTCACCTGTAATTGGATTCCTTCTTTTTTGTACTAATTCAAGCAACCTAAGTAAACGA